AATCTTTGTAGCCTCCCCCAGCTTTTTTATAGCGGGCGGCTAGTAACTGTGCCTTCCGTGCTGACCATTGCCCCGCTTTGCCGCCTTTCGTGCCGCGTTTGATTTCATTGAAAAGACGGCGGCGCATAGAAGGCTTAGTGTAATTGCCAGCTTCATTTACTCTGGATTTATTTTTTGGCATACCTTTAAGGGTTGAGGGCCTGTTCTACTGCTTCGGGGAAACTCATATCTTTAGCCCCTTCTACTTTTCTTTGCCCCCTAATCTTATGCTCTTGAGCAAGAGCTTTAGACAGTTTCATCATCCGGGGGGCAATCCCCGACTTATCTCTAAGAGACTCACGATATTCATCATTATCAAGAAACTCTTTTGAAGCTAAGTCAAACTCGCCTTTAGCCATGTGCTTTAGAGTTTTAGGAGATCCGGGTAAACCACCACGATAATACGAAGATACAATCTGTAGCTGTAGTTCTGGATGGAAATCAAAAAACTGTTTTCCAAACCGATCCAGCACTCTCTGAATTTTAGCGTCCGAGTCTTTACGGGCTAAATCCATTATTTGTTCTTTAGATAATGTCTTATTTCGGAACTCCGATTTCTCCAATGCTTTCTGGGAACCATCACCGATCAAATGCCCAACACCTATAGTCCATTTGCCCTTACTATCTTTATAAGGTTTTTTTATTTTCTCTGTGTATGGCCCAACTTCTTCTATCCAAAGTTCGTCCATAAGGGCATCAATACTAAAAGCGGGCTTATGGGGGCTAACTAACGCTTTCTTTGGTTCTTCAGGCATAT